GCTTATTTAGTAAAGATAGTGCTACTGTTTTGTTTTTTAATTACAAAACCACAAACACATTTACTTACAAAAAGAAAATTAATAATGTAGGTGCTGAAAAGGTTATTGAAAAAACAGATGATTTTAATCCTTCTGTTGAAATGATGGAAGAGGGGAAATTTAAAAAAGTTTCAAAAACTATTGATGTATGGTATGAGGGAGTTATGATTATGGGAACTAACATTATGCTAAAGTGGGAGATGGCAGAAAATATGGCACGACCACAATCAGCTAGTCAAAATGTATATCCAGAATATATAGCTTGCGCTCCTAGAATGTATAAAGGTGTTGTTGAATCTTTAGTAAGACGTATGATTACGTTTGCTGATTTGATTCAGATTACACATTTAAAATTACAACAAGTATTATCTAAGGTTGTCCCTGATGGTGTTTTTATAGATGCTGATGGATTAAACGAAGTTGACCTTGGTAATGGAGCTGCTTATAATCCAGAGGATGCATTGAGAATGTATTTTCAAACAGGTTCTGTTATAGGTAGGAGCTATACTCAAGATGGAGATTATAATCAAGCTAAAGTTCCAATTCAACAATTAACAGCTAGTTCTGGTCAATCTAAAATACAAAGTTTAATAGGTACATATAACCATTATTTAAATATGATGAGAGATGTTTCAGGATTAAATGAAGCTAGAGACGGATCCTTACCAGATGAAAACTCATTAGTAGGATTACAGAAAATGGCTGCATTAAATAGTAATACAGCTACAAGACATATTTTGCAAGCAGGTTTAAGTATTACTCAAAATTTAGCAACTGCATTATCATCAAGAATAGCTGATGTTTTAGAATATGCTGACTTTAGAGAAGAATTCATAAATCAAATTGGTAAATACAATGTATCTGTATTAAATGAAATAACAAATTTATATTTAAGTGATTTTGGTATTTTTATAGAGGTAACTCCTGATGAAGAAGAAAAGGCTATGTTGGAAAAAAATATTCAAATGGCATTACAAAGAGACTCTATAAATTTAGAAGATGCAATTGATATTAGGGAAATTAAAAATTTAAAGGTTGCAAATCAAGTTCTTAAATTAAAAAGAAAAAGAAAACAAGAAGCTGAAGAAAAAGCAAAAGCAGCTGCAGCTCAACAACAAGCTCAAATAAATCAACAATCTCAGCAAATGGCAGCACAAGCAGCTATGCAAAAACTGCAAGCAGAGACTCAAGCAAAAGTTCAGTTACAGCAAAGTGATATGCAGTTCCAAGTACAAAAAATGCAAGGAGAAGCTTCTATTAAGTCAGAGTTAATGAAATTAGAGTTTGACTTACAGATGAAACTTAAAGGAGTTGAGGTCGAAGCAATGTCTAAAAGAGAGGATCAAAGAGAAACTGCAAAAGCTGAGAGAATAAGTCAAGCAAATACTGAACAATCAAAATTAATACAACAACGTAAAAATAATTTAGCTCCAGTTAATTTCGAATCTAAGGAAGATAGCTTAGATGGTTTTGATTTAGCGGAGTTTGAACCAAGATAAATATTAAAAAATATATTTAAATAAATGTTAACTTTACAAAAATAAAATCAAATGGAATTCAAACAAGTAAAAGAGGTTTCTCCTATAGAAGAGAAATCAACACAAGAAGTTGAACAGAATCTTTTAGATAAACACGAAGAAAGTTTAAAAGTATCTGATGTCAATGAAAATGTTTCAGAAATAAGTAATACTGTAAAAGAAACAACAATAGAAGAAAATAAGGCAGAACAGGATATTGCTGATTTGCCAGAAATAAAAGACGAGGATGTACTTTCTTATATTAAAGAAAGATATAATAAAGATATTTCTTCAGTAGATGAATTGTTTTCTGAACAAGAAAAAAACAGTCCATTACCTGATGAGGTTTCTAAGTATCTAGATTTTAAAAAAGAAACAGGTAGAGGATTTGAAGATTTTATTAAAGCCAATAAAAGCTATGATAATTTAGAAGATGATCAAATATTAAAAGAGTATTACTCATTAACTGAATCAGATTTAGATTCTGAAGATATTCAATATCTTATGGAAGATAAGTTTGGATATGATGAAGAAGTGGATGATGATAGAGATATAAAGAAAAAAAATATATCTAAAAAAAGAGAACTTGCAATAGCTAAGAAATATTTAAGTAAGCTATCGGAAACATATAAAACTCCTCTTGAGTCAAGTGGGGGTTCGTATTCGGAAGAACAACTTAAAGAAATCAATGCTTACAAGGAATATGTTCAAAAGGCTCAAACTGAAGTAGAGTCCAACAAAAGAAAGTCTGAGTACTTTCAGAAAAAAACAGATGAGGTTTTTAACTCCGAGTTCAAAGGTTTTGAGTTCAAGGTTGGAGATAAAAATGTAATTTATTCATCTGGTGATGCAAATGAGATTAAGTCAAAACAAGTCAATGTACAGAGTTTTATAAATCAGTACATAGGTGAAGATGGTTTAGTTAATGATGCACAAGGTTGGCACAAAGCATTAAACGCAGCAATGAACCCAGACAAACTAGCTCAGTATTTTTATGAGCAAGGCAAGGCAGATGCCATAGGTGATGTTTCGAAAAAAAGTAAAAACATCAATATGAGCTTGAGGCAAACACCTCAATCGTCTCCACAGCAAGGGTTTCAAGCAAGAGCGGTTAATACAGACTCAGGAAGAGGTTTGCGAATAAGGAGTAAAAACAAAAATAATTAACAATTAAAAAATTTTAAAATGGCAGGATCAATAGCAGCAAATCCTACTTTCGCACTACAGCCTAGTGCAGAGCAGGTAGTATTACAAACAAACTATATCACTAATTTTGATTTCTTAAATCAATATTTACCAGATACTTATGAAAAAGAATTTGAAAGATATGGAAACAGAACAGTAGCATCATTCTTAAGAATGGTAGGTGCTGAAATGCCTTCTAACTCTGACCTTATCAAATGGGCAGAGCAAGGAAGATTACACACTAAATATGTAGACGTAGTTTCAGCAGCAGCTGCAGGGTCTAACACAGCAGTATTAACTATAGGTGACGTATTAGTGCCAGGAAGCGGATCAATCGCTTTAAGAGTAGGTCAAACAATTATGATCTCTGATAACACAGCAGCTTCAGTTTTAACTAACAAAGCATTAATTACTGCAGTAGATACAGCTAACGCAACTATTACTGTAGCTTATTATGAAGCGGGAGGTCAAGCAGTAGCGGCAGCAGTTGTTACTTCTTTATTTGTATATGGTTCTGAATTCCAAAAAGGAACAAACGGAATGCAAGGTCAATTAGAAGCTGATGATGATATTTACAGCAATTCACCAATTATCATAAAAGATAAGTATGCGGTATCAGGATCTGATATGGCTCAAATTGGATGGATTGAGGTAACTACAGAAAACGGAGCAACTGGTTTCTTATGGTACTTAAAGTCTGAACACGAAACAAGATTAAGATTTGAAGACTACTTAGAAACAGCTATGGTGGAAGCAGTTCCAGCAGCAGCAGGTGGTGGTGTTGCAGCAATTGCAGCAGGTGTAGCTTCAGGAGTTGGTAACAAAGGATCTGAAGGTTTATTCTATGTAGTAAACAACAGAGGTAATGTATGGTCTGGTGGAAACCCAAGTACATTAGCTGAATTCGATTCTATTATCCAAAGATTAGACAAACAAGGATCTATTGAAGAAAATGTTATTTTCTTAAACAGAGAGTTTGGATTTGATATTGATGATATGTTAGCTTCTCAAAACTCTTATGGTGCAAATGGTACTTCTTATGGTCTTTTTGACAATGACAAAGATATGGCATTGAACTTAGGATTTACAGGATTCCGTAGAGGATATGACTTTTACAAGTCTGACTGGAAATACTTAAATGACCCAACAATGAGAGGTGGTTTAGTAGGTGGAAAAATCAATGGTATTTTAGTACCAGCTGGTTCAACTACAGTTTATGACCAAGTACTTGGTAAAAACGCTAAGAGACCATTCTTACACGTTAGATACAGAGCTTCAGAAACTGAAGACAGACGTTATAAAACTTGGATTACAGGTTCTGCTGGTGGAGCGGCTACTTCTAGCTTAGATGCAATGGAAGTAAACTTCTTATCAGAAAGAGCTTTATGTACTTTAGGTGCTAATAACTTCTTCTTATTCAAAGGATAAGATAACAATTTGTAATTTTTACCCTCGTTATAAAGACGGGGGTAATTATTACTTTTATAAACTTTAATTTAAATCAAATGAAAAACACAAAAAAAATAGTTTTAGTTAATAAAACTTACAAATTAAAAGGAGATGTTGCTCCTTTAAGTTTAATGATACCAGCTAGAAATAGCAGACGATCACCTTTAATGTATTTTGACGAAGACAAGGGAGTAAACAGAGCGCTTCGTTATGCAAGAAATCAAAAAAGTCCTTTCGAGGACGAGCAAGATGGTAACGCCATCCTAGAGCCTATCGTATTTGAAGATGGGTTTTTATTTGTTCCTAAAACAAATCCAGTATTACAACAGTTTTTATCATTACACCCATCTAACGGACATTTATTTATGGAAGTAGATAAGGAGGTTGATGCTACTGCTGATGTTGACACTTTAGATATGGAGCTTGAAGCTCAAGTATCTGCTAAAGGATTAAGCGTAGAGCTTATGGAAACCATTGGTAGGGTTGTAATTGGATTAAATGTGGACAAACTTAGTTCGGCAGAATTAAAAAGAGATATAAGGTTATTTGCAAAAAGATACCCTCAAGATTTTTTAGAATCTCTTAACGATCCTTTATTAATTTTACAGAATAAATGTTCTCAATTTTTGTCAAACAATTTAATTATAATGAAAAATGAAAAAGATGTTTATTATAATTTAAAACAAAACAAGAAAAAACTACTAACTGTTCCCTACGGAGAAGATCCTTTATTTATATTGGCATCGTTCTTTCAAAGTGATGAAGGACAGGCAGTATTTACTTTATTAAGTAATAGATTAAAAAAACTAGACGAATAAGTATTGCATAATAATGCAATTAATTGTTTAAATGTTATAGAGGTTTCACTAAAATGAAGCCTCTTTTTTTTTTCGTATCTTTGTTTAAATAACAATTTGAAATGATTAACACAGTAAGAGCAACAGTATTGTCGATTGCGAATAAAAACAATTACGGATATATAACTCCTAGTGATTTTAATTTATATGCAAAGCAAGCTCAATTAGATATTTTTGAAGATTATTTTTATCAATATAATAGTTGGATTATAAAGCAAAATGCCAGAGTTTCTGGCAGTGAATATGCAGATATACTAAAAGGATTAGTAGAGGTTATCGATAGTTTTTCTGAAACAAGAGGTTTAATTAATAATGGTATCAACTTATATAATCTTCCCGAAAACTACTACTTGATAAATAAAGTAAACTACTACCCTAACGTTATACTTTCATCTACCAGTACAGCGGCTGGATTAAATACGCTTACTGATGCTAATGCTACTTTCGTTACAACAGGAACTGTAAAACCTGGACAATTTGTATCAAACACTTCAGTAAACAGTATATACGCTGGATTTGGTGCATATGTGATTAGTGTGGATTCAGAGACTCAATTAACATTATCTGGAAATCCATTTGGTACTGCAAGTACAGTAGGTAATTCATACACTATTGTAACAACAGCAGGTATAAGAGAAATAGAAAGAGTTTCTCAAAATAAAATATTTTATTTAAATTCTTCTAGTTTAACATCACCAAGTGCTTCGTATCCTGCCTATGTTTTAGGAGGTGGTACTAGCACCGCTATTGGAAATACTATAACTGTATATCCTGAAAGCATAACTGGTGCTGGTAAAATTTTATCACAATATATAAGATACCCATTAGATCCTAACTGGACATATAGTACATTAACAGCTGGAGAGCCTGTTTTTGATGAAGGTGCGGCAGATTATCAAGATTTTGAACTTCCTGATTCTGATGAACCTAATTTAGTAAATAAGATATTGCAATATGCAGGTGTATCAATAAGAGAGAATGATATAGCTACATTTGGAAATATTCAAGAACAAGAAGATAATCAACAACAATCATAAGAAATGGCATATATAACAGACTATCAATATTATGAAAACGGAGGGGTTAATCCCACGAATTCAAACTGGGGGTCATACCAATTTGTATCACTAGATGATATAGTAAATAACTTTATGCTAATGTATGTTGGTAATGACAAACTAATAAACAATGTAGAGAAATATAATATTTTATTTCACGCAAAGCGAGGTATTCAAGAATTGAATTACGATGCTATGAAAGAAATAAAGGTTTTAGAACTAAGTGTTTGTGATCAATTAAGATATGTACTTCCTCCTGATTATGTAAATTGGGTTAGAATATCAATATATCAAAATGGTGTTCTTATGCCATTAACAGAAAATATCCAAACCAATTGGAGTAATGCTTATTTACAAGCAAACGATTGTAAAATATTATTTGATGAATATGGAAATATATTAAAGCCAGAAAATTCTACTATAGATGTAGATAGAATGTCTGGTCAAAAGAAAAGTCTTTATTTAAATTCTAATAGCAGTCAAGATGGTAATATGGGTTATAATATAGATGGGTCTTGGTATTTTGATTATAGTGTTGGACAACGTTATGGTCTTAATACAGAAACAGCTAACTCAAACCCTACATTTAAAATTAACAAAGCTTCAGGAGTTATAAATTTTAGTTCTGGAGCAGCAGATAAGCTAGTTATTTTAGAGTATGTTTCAGATGGTATGGAAAATGGCGTAGACTCTGAAATAAATTTAAATAAACTATTTGAAGATTTTATTTATGCGTACATAAAATATGCTATATTAACAAGTAAATACGGGGTGCAAGAATACATTATAAATAGGGCTAAAAAAGAAAAAACAGCTTTATTAAGAAATGCAAAAATACGATTAAGTAACATACATCCAGGAAGATTGTTAATGAATCTAAGGGGTCAAGATAAATGGTTGAAATAATATGCCACAGTTTACAAGAAATTTTATAAAAGGGAGAATGAATAAGAGCGTTGATGAACGATTAGTTCCTCAAGGTGAATATATTGATGCTCAAAATTGTAGACTGGGATCTACAGAAAACACAGAAATAGGTGCTGTAGAAAACTCTCTAGGAAACACAAGGTTAACAACTTTAACTTACGAAGGTCAGGCTTTAGGCTCTGATGCTAAATGTATTGGCGCTTATGAAGATGGAGGTAACGAGACTATGTATTGGTTTGTTAATGATCCATCTAATGGAACTTCTAATACTGGAGTTGTAGATATGATTGTTTCATACGATACAAAAAATGATTCTTTATTTTACCACGTAATATCGACTAGTATATTAAATTTTAACAATAAAAATTTAATAACAGGTGTTAATCTTATAGATGGTTTATTGTTTTTTACAGACAATTTAAATCCTCCTAGAAAGATAAATGTTAACAGAACATATCAATATCCTATAAATGACGTTGATCAAATTACAGAACAAGATATAGGAGTTATTGTTGCGCCTCCATTATTTGCGCCTACATTAACACCAACTCAACAGGGTGGTGGGGAAAATTATATGAAAGAAATTATGATTTCTTTTGCATACCGATACCAATATGAAGATAATGAGTATTCGGCTATGTCGCCTTTTTCACCTATATCATTTTCACCTGGTCCGTTTCAATTAGATTATTCTACCTATGACAATATAGGTATGGAAAACGTATATAATAGTGTTATTGTAAAATTTAATACAGGAACAAAAAATGTTAAAGGAATAGATTTATTATTTAAATCAACAAACTTTACAACGGTAAATGTAATAGAGAGATTTAACAAGCTTGATCAAGGGTGGTTAGACAATGTAGAGCAAACCTTTCAGTTTACAAATCAAAAAATATACACAGTACTTCCTGAAGCTCAAATGATTAGATTGTTTGACAATGTTCCAAGAATAGCTCAAGCACAAACACTAATGGGCAACAGGCTAATGTATGGAAACTATGTTGATGGATATAATATAACTAATTCTGATGGTCAAGATGTTTACTTAGATTATGAATTAGATTTAGTTACAGAAAATTTATCATCTGATCAAACATCATCTGTAAATAGTGACTTTAACTATTCTATAAATGGTTCAGTAAATGTTATAAATGGTACTGCTAGTTATGATATTTCTGGATATGATTTAAAAGCAGGCGCTCAAATAGGAATTGACTTTAATTTAGGTCATTCTCAATTTTCAGGTGCGTCAGAATATGTTGATGGAACAGAGCCTTTGAATCAATTTGAAAATACATTTTTATATAATTTACAAGAAGACTATGCAAATGCACACGACCTAGTAACTTCACCAGGATTTATTGCTGCAATATCTGAATTTATTGCGCCCTCAGACTCAACTTGTTTTCCTCCATTTTGTACAACAGGATGTACAAGTGGAACATCTATTACAGACTTAATTAACTGTGCTGTAGTGCCAAAAACAAGCTGGTACAAAATAGGTTTTGGTTTATCAGGAACAAACCAAGGAATGTCTATAGGTTCTACGCCAGGGAGTAACACGTTTTCTTTGACAGCTCAAGCTATTAAGTATGAAAAATATGATGTGAGCGTATCTCCTGCTGTTCCTTTAGGAATATTTGCATATGAATATTTTACTGTTCTTCAATCAGAATTTTTATATAGTTTAAGTTCATCTAAAAGTAGTTTACATAGTGACAGAGATTACGAAGTAGGTATTGTATATGAAGACGATTATGGAAGAGCAAGTACAGCTTTAGTTGATACAAACAATACTGTATATGTTCCTTGTGATAATTCTATTACAAAAAACACAATAAAAGTTACTTTAAATAGTTACCCACCTTATTGGGCTACCAAATATAAATTTGTTTTAAAACCATCTAAAGATGAATATAGAACAGTATACTCAAACATATTTTTTCAAGAAGAAGAAACGGGTAATGTATGGTTTAAGCTGGAAGGAGATAATAAAACTAAAGTTGTTTTAAACGAAAACTTAAAAGTTAAGTCTGATACTAATGGACCTGTTTTAAGATGTGTTAATACAAAGGTTCTTGATTATGGTAGTCAAGTAGAAAATTGGTTGTGTGATAGAAATAGTGATGGAACTTTAGTTGATGACACTTGTGGTCAGCCAACAGGAGTCTATATGCAACTTAGACCAAGTAACTTTTCAGCTGCTTCTCCAGAAAATGCTTTTATAAACTACGGAGAAAAAGGATGTAAAGGTTCTTATTGTGCTGTTAGTTATGATGTTTCTATTGAAAATCCAGATACTACAGGACCTACAGATTTATATATTCCATACTCTATACCAGCGGGTAGTATTGTTCAAATAAAATTAAGAGAGCAAAGATACAAGAGAGGTAGTAGGTGTGGTAGTAGACAGTATTTATATGACAAAACGTTTACTGCTAGTCAAGATTATGATAGTATGTATGCTTTTGTTGAAGGTGATAATATTGATTTGACAAATGGTCAGTCAGCTGGATCTGATAGCACTATAAATAATATAAATCAACCTAGTACTTTATATCCTTACTTTACTTCTTTAGCAAGTGGTGGTCAGTCTTATTACTCTTTTCAAACAGACGCTTCTAATGGTAAAATGTATCTAGTTGGACAGAACGGAACACCTCAATGTAATCCACCAGACAAAAGAAATTCTTATGGAAACATAGAGATTGTAGTTCAAAGAGCAACTACTCTTATGGTTTTTGAAACTGAAGCAAAGGATGCAAATACAGAGCTTTATTATGAAAATGAACAGGTGTTTAATATATCTGGAGGTTATCATCAATCAGGATCTAATGATACAGATCAAGACCAAACAGTGAGCTTACCTGCTGTAGTAAATTTAACTTTTAGCAATTGCTTTACTTTTGGAAATGGTGTAGAATCAAATAGGGTTTTAGATGCGCTAGCAACTCCTAGTTTTACTATTGGAGAAAAAGTTACTTCAGTATCTGAAGAACAATATAAAGAATCTTTACGATTTAGTGACATAACTTATAGTGGAAACTATAATCAAGAGTCTAATATAAATAAGCTCAATGAGTTTAATTTAGGGTTGTCTAATTTTAAAACACTAGAAAGTTCTTACGGTCCTATTAGAAAATTACATTCAAGACAAACAGACATACTTACTTTACAGGAAGATAAAATATCTTATGTACTTGTAGGAAAAAATTTACTTTCTGATGCTGCTGCTGGTGGAGCTATAACATCTGTTCCAGAGGTTTTAGGAACTCAGTTAGCAAGAATAGAAGAGTATGGTATAAGTAATAATCCTGAGAGTTTTACATCTTATGGTTACGATGTTTATTTTACAGATTCAAAAAGAAGCTCTGTAATAAATATTAGAGGTGGTGTAGGCGCAAAGTCAGATAAGCTTCAAATAATATCTTCTTTAGGTATGCGTAGTTGGTTTAGAGATTTGTTTACAGAAAACTTTAATACACAAAAACTAGGTGGATATGATCCTTATATGAATGAGTTTGTCTTAACAAATAACAATGAGCAAGTACCTGTTATCCCTACTGAAAGAGATTGTGGGTATGAACTTAGACAAAACAATTCAAGTGAGGTTGTGTCTTTTAATTTAGACTGTACTTCAACAATAGGTGATGTAGCTTGTGTTTATAATTTTGATTCTGGAAGCGCAACACTTCTTGTTAATTATAATGGGGTTAGTGTTGTTAACCAAACAATTAGCGGTTCTGGAACTGTTACCTGGAATAAAGGTCAATCTTTTCCAACAACTGCACAGGTTACTGTGACACCAACAGCTGCAACTTATTCTTTACAAATAGGGTGTCCTCAAACAGAAAATTTAACAGTAAAAAGAATAGTAATAAATTCTTCAGGAGATGCAGCCCTGTCTTCAAGTGTAAGATACAGGTGGTCTGATGGGACTACAATAAGCCCTTATCAAAGTGACAATGTTATTTTAGAAGAGGATGGAGTTTCTTTATTTGAGTCTCAAACTGGTCCTTCTTCATTTGGTACAATACCACCTGATGGAGCAACAGTTACTATGCAAAACAGACAGTTAAGTGGAGATACATTTCCGTTTGATCCATTATCTGATAAGTTAAAGTATTTAGTTTCTAATACAAATTATAATGAAGCTGATGTAAACACATTAATACCTTTATTAAATACTGCAACACCAATTACTAATGTAGGTGGTAACACTTATCAATCAAGCTTTACGTACACTAATGCATCAAATGATGACTATTTATATTTAGTTTGGGATTATAGAGTAGCTACACCAATTGAATTGTGTTACAATGCTACAAGCTCTGAAGGGTCTTGTTGTGATTGTGGTACTGATGCTCCTGTTTGTCCAGATAGAACTTTAGTGTTCCAGGTATGTAATAGTAATTCAGCTAAAGATGATAACTTCGATGTTTACCTGAACAATAATTACATAGGAGCGTTAGACTTAAATGCTAACTCTCAAGTTGGTTCTGTATTTATTGCGACTACAAATACTTCTGCAACAATTACAAGTTCAGATTTTGTATGTCCTTTAAACAATATGGTAACATACAGATTTGATCCTAACTTTGTAGTAGGGGGAGCAAATACCTTAGAACTTAGAAATACTCAAAATAATAATAATGGTAATTACGGTTCTATTGGTATGAGAAATTACCTTACAACGGGTAATAATTTATCTAGTCCTTGCGTGGTAACTGATTTAGTTTATTCAGGAGGTTCAGGTCAAAGTTTTACATTTAATTTTAGTTATGACGAATGTTGTCCATAAATAATAAATAATATGAGTTTAGTAAATAAATATATTGATTCTGTGAGTTTTTTAACTGCAACTGCGGTTTATGATAACGTGAACTTAACAGTAAAATCTGCTGATGGTTATTATCAATCTGGTGGTCAATACAGACAACAGGTTTCTGGAGCTTTATTAAGTTCTAGTGTATGTTCTGATTGTTTTACTTTTGATTCGTTAGATTATGCAGCTAGTAGTTCTAGTGACTTATGCTGTTTAACACAAACACCATCACAGTATTATTATCCAACTGGATCTACTTTCGCAAATACTACAAATATTTATACGGATGTAAACTTAACAAACGTTGCTCCAGATGGATTTTATAGTGAGCCAGGTGGTAGCCAGTTTAGACAAATAAGCAGTAGCGTTTTAGGATCTTTACAATCTTGTTCAAGTTGTTATACATCTAGAACACTAGCCTTTAGCTCTATTTCAGCAGTAGACGTATGTTGTAATTTGCCTTCAAGTGGCACATATTATGTAGATTATGGTACTACGTTACTAACTACAAGTAGCATATATTCAGATACTTCAGGAACAATTGCAGCTGATGGTTTTTATAAAGACCCAACTGGTAATACATACAGAGAAATGTCATCTAGTGTGTTAGCGGCTCAAAATCCTTGTTCTCCTTGTGGAGGTACAAACTCTTGGAAAGCTCAAGATTGTAACAGTGGTTCTGTATACTATTATTTAGATCAACAAGACGGTTATTTAAACAACAACTTAATTGTTTTACAATATGGATATAGTGTTGGAGATGTTGTCTGGGTAAGACAGTCTCCATCGGGAGCTGTTGCTTGCGCCACAATAATAAGTATATCTTCAACTCCTCCAAACTCTAAAATAGACGAGGGAGGTAATAGTGGAAACGGACCTTATAGTAATTGTAGTTCTTGTTCAATACCTTAAAATAAAAATATGCCAAACTATACACTAACACATAGTCAAGACGTACAAGGATGGGCGTCATTTTATAGTTATTACCCTGATTTTATTATGGGTATGAATCAATATCTTTACACTTTTAAGGGTGGTGATATGTATAGACATAACACTAACTCTATAAGAAACAACTATTATGGTGTTCAGTATAATTCATCTATAACAAGTGTTTTAAACGATCAGCCACTTCAAACAAAAGTTTTTAAAACTATAGAATTAGAATCTGATTCTAGCTGGGATGCAACTTTTACAACAGATTTACAGCAAGGTAGTATAGCAAGTTCTTACTTTTCTTTAAAAGAAAGCTCTTATTTTAGTTTTATAAGATACAATCAAAATCAAGAAAACTTAAATCTTAGATCAACACAAGGAATAGGTACTTGTGCAAATGTAACGGGAAGTGTTGCTGCTCCACCTTTAGCTATTGAATTTAATTTTTCTGTTGACTCCATACTTAATATAGGTGCAACAGCATATAAAATTGATTCTGGAGCTTTAGTAGAATTAGGTCCTGTAACATCAATTTCAGAAGATAGAAGAACTGTTACAGTTCTCAATCCTGTTGCTAATGCAATAGGCGGTGATAGTATAGTGTATTTAAAAGACCCAGTGGCAGAGTCTTTTGGTATGTTAGGATATTATTTAGAGTTTACTTTAACTAATTCTAATACCACAGCAACAGAATTGTTTTCTGTCAATAGTCAGGTCTTTAAAAGTTATCCATAGATTTTGTATCTTTGCTCAAATGGGATTTATAATAAAAAAATTAAGCTCAACTGATTACGATAAAATTTTAGTAAATTGGTGGGGAGATTGGAGATGGAAAGCTCCACCTAAAGATTTTTTACCAGAAAATGGAATGGGTGGGTATATGGTTTATGATGGAGAGATTCCTGTTTGTGCGGGTTTTGTTTATGTAACCAACTCAAAAGTAGGGTGGTGTGACTGGATTATCTCTAACTTTAATTATAAAGATAAGGTAAAAAGAAAAGAAGGTCTTAAAAAGCTTATAAGTTCTTTAACGGTGGTGTTAAAGAAAAGTAAATGTAAGTATGCTTACGCATTAATTAAGTCGGACAGTCTTATAAAAGTATATA